CTAAAGTAAACACTCCGGTATTTACATCGACAGTTACAGAGATAGGATTATTATCTTTACCATTAAAAATCATTGTTGTATCAGCTGATGCTAAAACAGTTTGATTACTTTCTCTTCTAAAGAAAACGGACGCTTGCTTTTGAGTTTCTGGTATTACTATGTTCCCATCGAAAGGAGTCATTACACCGTTAATACTACGAATAAAAGGATGATTATTAGTTGAACCCCATGCATTTCCGTTAGCTACACGTGATACATCGGAAAAGAATACTCCATCACGATTAGTATCAATTTCTTGAAAAGTTATATCTTGTTCAATGAAACGTGTTGTACTAATAAAAATTTGTCCACTTTCTACTTCTATAGGAAGAATATTTTCCCATGGGTCATTAGCGCCCTTAACGTAATCGTGAACTACTACTGTTCGCCCTTCGGGAAATTCGTAAGGTAAAGTATCAGGAGATAATTCTCGCATTACTGTAAAATTAACAGGAACTTCTACATTACCGTCTGGTGATGGCATGTTTCCATTTATACTTGCTATATAAGAGTCAATAAAGTCTGTGAAATCTTGTTCTGTTGGGACTTGACCCGTTCTGAAAATATTTCTTAACTCTGGTTTTTGTCTAACAACCATTTTTCCATCCCCTTTTGAATATAAAAATAAGCTGTGAGATGAATCGAAATTAAGTTAGTTGGTACATTACCTATCTCGATTAATCTCATAGCTTTAAAATCAACCTACTTCATCGATGCCTATAGTCCATACCCCTATGCCTCTAGTTATCGGATTTGGATTAGGCGGATTAGGGCGTAAATGTGATGTTAATGTCATATACTACAGCCGCTTTATTATCACGTGGTTCACCGTATGCAATTTGTTTAAGTGTGTAAAGCGTTGCATCTTCAATTGCTAGTGTTTGGTCAAACTTCTTAATTTGTACACCACCAACTAATGAAGCACTATAACGTGACGGAATGAAGAATACTGCTGTGCCGGCTGTTACTGCTCGAGATTGTACAGGTGTAATTCCGAATGGTAAGTTATTAACGAATGAACCGGCTTGAGTTTGAATAGTGTTACGAGCCATTACTGAAACATAATCAGATGGGTTAACAACCATTACGATATTACCAATAGCATCTACTGATTCACCACGAGCATCAACTGATAAGTATTGAACTACTTGATGTAATTCGCCTACAACAGTTTCCCCAAATTGAGATGGTGCAAATGTTAATGTGCCGGCTGATACTTTAGGAGTTACTGCTCCTGTACCTGGGTCAACATCCATCGTTAAACCGATAGGTTCTTTGTTAGCCACACCGCGTCCATTAATCATACCTTGTTCTAAACCTGTTGAATAAGATTGAACTAGTAATGTACGAACATAACGCTCGATATAATTTGGTCCTAATTCTAACATGTCATTCGGAATAGCCGCGAATGCAGTCAATTTGTGTGATGGTACAATACGTTCACGGAATACTGTAGATACTTGTCCTAAAATTCCTTCGAATAAGTTGCCCCATGCATAAGCCTTAGTAGGGTCTGAATCGATGAAACGAGTTACTGCACCTAGGTTTTGAATATTAAGTGTTGATAAGAACGGGAATTGTTGTTGTAACTGTTCGAATACACGGTCTACAGTAGTGCGTGGTAGAACTTGGTCGTTATCGAACCCACCAGATAAAGCTACGGCATTAAAGAACTCATATTCTTCAGTTGTTAATACATTGTTAGCGTTACGAGCTTGTAAAACCGAGTTATCCATAATCTCACGCTGTGCTTCTTTCTTGATTGTTTCTGATACATCTTTAGATAAAGCCGAGAACATATTGTTAAATGCTTTTTCTTGCTCTTCAGCAGAACCACCTTGTTTAGTAACGTTTAAATACTCTTCTTTCATCTTTTCAAAATTACCCATTGTTAATTCTTTATTAATTTTTGCCATTGTTAAATGACCTCCATTTTCTATAGGAATAATCCTAGTTTAGTTTTTTTGTTTTGGAACTCTTCTTCTTCTTCTTTATTATTAGCATCGTTCGAATCGTTATCATTCGAAGAAGCTCGTTGTCGATTATCTCGTACTAATTGTAATAAGTCATCAATTAATTCCACACGTTCCGCGTCGCTTAGAGCGTTACCATCCTCTTTTAATTTCTCAAGTTGGTCAATACGTCGTACTAAACGTTGTTCGTCGGTTTCGTCAGTTTCGTTTTTAAACTTATCCGCTAAAATATCTAACATTTCTTTTTTAAATGAATCAAAATCTTCTTTAGATACTGATTTAACTTCTTTCTCTTCTTCCACTTTCTCACCTCCTTCAAATGACATGTTATTACTAAAGCAAGCTACATAAGATTTAGATTTATTCTCAAACATAATTTCGTCAATCAATCCAATACTCTTAGCTTGTTCAGCATTTAACCAAGTTTCGTCATCCATCATCTTAGCTAACTCTTCATCTGAAACCTTCATACGAGATTTATAGGACGATGCAATCATAGCATTCATGTTACGTAATGTTTGCGCTGACTTTTCCATATCTCGATAGTCACCTTCAACTGAAGTACTTACATTGTGAATCATAAACTGTCCTGTAGGACTCATAACAATCTTATTAGATGCCATAGCAATTACTGTAGCGATAGATGCCGCAAATATAATTTCAGTTTCAATATTTCCTTCATACTTTTTTAATGCCGTAAAGATTTCATTTCCGGCAAAGACGTCGCCGCCAATCGAATTAATAATTAGTTTAATAGGTTCTTTGTCCGTTAATTGACTTGTAACATCCGATACTGAAGTTGTTTTAATTTTAGCGTTATCATAAGTAGCTTTAGCTGAATCTTTGATAATCATTCCTTCAATGTTAATTGTTTTCATTATTCTCACCTCCTTCCAATGTTGTATTCATATCAGAAGCAGTTGTATAGTTCTTTGTAATATAGAATACATCTAGGTTCGGGTCATCAGATGGTTCATCACCTAGTTTTATTCGTACTTCATTATTCGTATAGTTACCACTTGAAACTAACTTATCAGCGGCTTCAGCGTTCTCTAATGCATCTGTTGCTTTAATTCCAATAATTTGAATGCGTTCTCCTTTTTGATAATCGTCTTTACCGATAATCTTTGCATTTAACTCTTGTTCAATAGCTTGATTAATAGGGTTGATAGTAAACTTAATAAATGATTTTAATAAGTCATTTAAGTTTGTAACATCACCATGAAGTAATGCTCTAGGAACTCCTAAGATGTCCGCCAATTCATTTGTTAATCCATCTAATATTTCCATCGCTTGATTAGGACTAGTTCCGTTAGAATCTCCTTTAGAAACTTCACTGTAATCAAAACCTTTGAATAAAGGGATAATGGATACTGCTCGCTCACTAAATGATTTAAAGATACGGTTAACTAACTCTTGTGCTGCATTACGAGTACGCTCATCTTGAGACTGATTAGAATCAATCTTTAATATTCCTCGTACTTGATTGTTACGCAATTGAGAAGTGTAAATGTTATTATATAAAGCCGCATAGTCTGTAAACATCTGATTCATAAATGTTAAGATGTTACGATTATTAAACTGTAAGAATAAAACGTCATCTTCACTAAAGTTTCGTTGATAAGTAAAGTTGCGATATACAACGCTACTAAATAAATCTGGTACTAGAGCGTATTCTGAACGACTATAACTATCAGCGATAATCAATTGACCATCATCAGTAAATACGGCTAATACTTCATTCTCTGTAATTAATTTAAATACAAATTGTTGCCAGAACTCGCTAGCGTTTTGAGAAATGTTAGGTCTGACGTTTAGCATGTAATCTATGTCATCATATTGACGTTCTCCATTAACTAAGTAACGGAATTTTGAACTAGCAATAGAACGAGCAATATAACCTACAACTGTTTGAATCGCAATCTCTCTTAAATAACCACGATTGTTAGCGTTGTCTGTAATAGGGAAATTAATTAAATCAATCGGAATAGCTGGGTCCCTTGTAATAAAAGGTATTCTCACTTTTTCACCTCCTTCCTAAAAGTTAAAGCTGAACATTGATTCGATGTTATCGCCTATATCATTATCTGGTAAGTCTCTAGCCGCCCACATAGCATATAAGAACATCATAAATGAATCTGTTTTACGTTTAATTTCTTCTTTCTTCTTATAAGTCTTTTCACCACGAGCATTTAATTTAACTAGAACATTATTAATATTCCAACGCATTAAAGGATTATCACCGAATACTATGTTTCCTTCTTCAAAAGCTATTTCAACCTTAGGAGCTAATAAAGCTGAAGCGGCATCTGGATTACGAATAACTTCAACCTCGAATCCATTCTGTTCAAATAAAGGACGTAGTATTTCCATACGGAAATTATCACCAATTATCTTTATGATGTTCCAACCTTCATTACGTTTATCAACGAACCATTGAACAACGTCTATAGGGTTCATTGTTTCGCGTTTAA